AACATTCTTTAAGTGGATTAACGCTTGTTGAATCTTGGATCGTTGAAAGTGAAACCAACGACAAAAGCCGAATGTATAACATGGATGTGCCAATTGGAACTTGGATGGGAACTGTCAAAGTAGAAAACGACAAGGTTTGGAATGAATATGTAAAAACAAATAAAGTAAAAGGATTTTCTATTGAAGGATATTTTGCTGATAAAATGGAACGACCAAAAGATAAAGTGCTGGATAATTATGAAATTGAAGCTGAACAATTACTTTCTAAAATTGAAAGCATTGTTAAAGGTGAAAAAGTTTCATTATCAATAGCTGGTGATATTAAAAAAGCATTAGGACAAAGTAAAAGTTTAGATTCTAAAGGTTCTAAACAAGAAGATAAACTAATAAATTTAGCTGAAAAAGTAACTGAAATTAAAAACAAATATTTTGATGCAGCAGATGCTTCAAAAGCATTGTTGTCTCAAATGGATGATTCAAGTAAAGAATCAGTAAAGTTAATTGAAAAAGCTGAAGAAGCCGCTAAAACTTTAGGAGTTAACGCCTCAGATATTGAAGGGTATTTTGATTTAAAAGATTCAATTAGTAATTTAAATCAAGGTTCTGAAAGGTTAGAAAAAGAAATTAAATTTGCACAAAAATAAAATAATATGAACACACCAAAAGAATTACAAAAAATCTACAATAGATTGCCAAAAGAAAAAGTTAATTTATCCATACACAAAATATCATTGGGTTTAGTCGATGACATACAAGACTTAGTAGATGATATTAAAGGGGATGTAGAAGAAGCTGAAAAATTAAGAAAAAATCTTGAAAAAGAAAGCAATTTGGCTTATGTAGCAGTTGAAAAAGTTAAAAAATTAACACCAGAGGTTAAAGACTATATTTCAAATTTAAAAGGTTGGGCACCTGACATTAAACAGTTAAAGGGTAAAATTAAAAGTGCTGCGGATGATTTAGGTGTTAAACCAGATGACATAAAAAATTATGATTTATTGGATATTATACAAGAAATGGCATTAGAAGAAGCCGCTGAAGTACAAAACCAAGTTAAAGAATCATCAAGTTTAAAATCTTAATGTCAAGAAGAATTAAAAATGTTTTAAGACCTGGCGAACCTGGATATATTGCTGCAAGAACATCTCAAACAGGTGGTCAAAGAGCTTGTTTATGTCCAGATGTTCCAACCTATTCAAGAGAGTGTTGTAATGGCTCTATATGGGCGCAGGGGATAGGATCAATCACAAGAATAAGTTGAAAATACAAAATTTAAATTTAACCACGTTATATATATAATTATGAAAAGTACGCAAATGCTAAACCAAATTAAGACACTTCTAAACATCGAGGTGAAACTTGAAGAAATGAAGTTAGAAAACGGAACTATAATTGAAGCCGAAGGTTTTGAAAAAGGCAATGAAGTTTTTATCAAAACAGATGATGAAAAAGTTGCAATGCCTGTTGGTGAATACATCTTAGAAGATGGAAGGTTATTAATTGTTGAAGAAGAAGGAATGATTGCTGACATGAGAGATGTCTCAGATGAAGTTCCAGCTAAAGAAGATGAAGAAATAAGTGAAGATCTAAAAGATAAAGAAGAAGAAATGATGGATCCAAAAGATGAAAAAGAAATGGCAGATGAAGGTAATTATGTTACTAAAGATTCATTTAGAGAAATGGAAGCTAAAATTCAAAATCTTGAAGATGCAATTTCAGATCTAAAAGGTGACAAAGAAAGTAAAATGGAAGATGTAGAAGAAGAAATGTCTATTGAAAAACCATTAAAATCAAGAACTGTTAAAGAAGAATTTTCTGATGCGGCTGTAAAACCAATAAAACACAATCCAGAAACAAAAGCTCCTATAAATAAAGGGTTTAATATTTCAAGCAATAGATTACCAACTGCATTGGATAGAGTTTTAGCAAGATTAAATAATTAATAACAAATAAATAAAAAATAAAAAAATGAGTACATTTAATTACCTTTCAAATGATGATGTAAGAAACCAAGTTGGTCAATCTTACTACACAGCAACTGGAGACATTTCAGAAAGTGATTTAGGAAACGACCACAATGTAGCAACAGATGGATTAACTATTGGTATTCCAAAAATTACATCAGGAAACTTAGGATGCACAATATTCTTTAGAAATTCAGGTGCAGCAGGAAACAACAAATTAGTTATTTCGCCAGACGATTCAAACAAAATAATTGGATCAGTTACTTTATCAGCTTCTGTAGTAGTTGCAGGTGGTGTTTTAGGTAAAGACTGGGAAAATACTAAAGCAACATCTATACAGGGTGACTGGTGCGCTTTAAGAGCGGTAAGTTTAACTGAATGGTATATCATAGGTTGCCAGGGAATTTGGGCATCAGAATCATAATAATAATTAATAAATAAAAAACAATAAAATGAGTAATCAAAAAAAGGTACATTTAGCAACTCAAGTATCGGTGACAACAAGTTATTCTGGAGAATTTTCTGGAACTTACATAGCCGCAGCATTATTGAGTGCAAGTACAATCAATGATGGTGGTTTAACAGTTAAATCTAACATTTCTTATAAAGAAGTAATTAAAAAACTTGCTACAAGTTCATTAGTACAACCTGCTTCTTGTGACTTTGATCCAACATCAGCAATCACATTAACTGAAAGGATAATTGAACCAACAGAACTACAAGTAAATTTACAACTTTGTAAAAAAGACTTTATAAACGACTGGGAATCTCAATCAATGGGATATGGTTTAGGTCAATCTTTACCACCTAAATTTTCAGACTTTTTAATTGCTCATGTAGCGGCTGAAGTTGCACAATCTACTGAATTTAATATTTGGCAAGGTGATACAACAGCAGCAGCTAATAATTCATTTGATGGATTTGAAAAACTAATAGCAACAGCAGCAGCAGCAGGTGATATTCCAGCAGCACAACAAGTAGCAGCAGCAGTTTTAAGTGTAGCAAATATCATTGCAGAACTATCTAAAGTTGTTGATGCTATACCATCAGCACTTTATGGAAAAGAAGATCTTTACATCTTTATTCCAAGTTCAGCGGCTAAATTATATGTTCAAGTTTTAGGTGGATTTGCAGCAAACGGATTAGGTGCAAATGGTGTAAATTCTTTGGGAACACAATGGTGGAACAACGGATCACTTTCTGTAAATGGAGTTAAAATCTTTGTAGCACCTGGATTAAAAGACAATAAAATGTATGCGGCTCAAGTTTCTAACTTGTACTTTGGTACTGGTTTATTAAACAATAACCAAGAAGTGAGAGTTTTAGACATGATTGATCTTGATGGATCAGACAATGTAAGAATGATAATGAGGTTCACTTCAGGTGTACAATTCGGAATTGCATCTGACATTGTAGAATACGCTTAAAATTAACCAAAATTAAAAGGTAAGTGGGATAAAACTTACTTACCTTTTTTTTTAATAAAAAATAAAACAATATGGCTTGTGCATTAACAATAGGTAGAAAAATTCCCTGTAAATCGGCATTTGGTGGGATCAAAGCAGCATACTTTTGCGACTTTGGAACAGTTACTGGTGTAACGATTGCAGCAGATACAAAAGAAGTGACCTTGACAGGTTCACCAACCTTTTTTAAATTTGATGTAAAAGGAAATTCATCGCTTGAAACAACTGTAACAAGTTCAAGAGAAAATGGAACAACTTTTTATACACAAACACTTAATTTAACATTAACATTTTTAGAAGCTAAAACACAAGCTGAAATACAGCTTATAGCAGCGGCAAGACCACAAGTTGCAGTTGAAGATTATTATGGAAATACTTTCTTATGTGGGTTTGAAAATGGGATGGAATGTACTGGTGGCACATCAGTAACTGGTGCGGCTCCTGGTGATCTTAGTGGGTTTACATTAACAATGGAAGGTATGGAAGAAGCGGCTCCATTCTTTGTAACTGGTGGTGTAACCGCAGCGGCTGGGCAAATTGATCCAACTGCATAACACTTTATTATATTAAAATTAAAGGCTCTCTATATGGGAGCTTTTTTTTTGCTTTTTTGTTATTGCAAAATAACCTAATTAATACGTTATATAGGTAATGATTGTTTTTAATACAGGTGCAACAGCACAAACTTTTAATGTTATTCCCAGAAAGTATGAATCAGAATTTACTTTGTCGGTTACTGATGACAGTACTAATATTACTGTTTTATATGATATAACATCAGCTACAACGAATGTAAATTTTTTGACTTTTACTCAAGTTTTTAATCCTATATTAGTTGAAGGACATTTTTATGATATTCGTTTTTTTACAGATTTTAATTTTTGGAATACTAATTATCAATTATGGGAAAATGACAACAGTTTTTGGAATATTGACAGAACAACTGATGTAACCCTTTATAGAGATCGTATTTTTTGCACAGACCAAGAGATTGACCAAAAAGAAGATGAATATTATAACTTAAATAAAGATGTTTATAAAACATTTAATTCAATTAATGGCAATCAATATAAAGTATTTTAGAATATGAAAAAAAATATTAAAAGAGATAATCAAGGTAGGTTTACAAAAAATAAATCAGCGTATAGTTTTGTCAATTTGGCAACATATACATCACCAGAAGTTATTGAAGTTAAGAATCAAGAGTGGGTAAAGTACGGAGCTGATAATAATTACTTTCAATTCCTTATTGATCGTTATAACGGATCCCCAACTAACAATGCTTGTATAAATGGTATTTCACAGCAAATATATGGCAAAGGATTAAATGCAACTGATTCAAACAGAAAGCCAAATGAATATGCACAAATGGTTACTTTATTAAAAAAGGACATGGTGCGTAAAGTTTGTTATGATTATTATTTAATGGGACAGGCGGCTATTCAAATAGTATATTCTAAAGACAGAAAAAGAATTGCACAATGTGAACATTTCCCAATTGAAACATTGAGAGCTGAAAAAGCAGATGAAGATGGTGAAGTAACTGGTTATTATTACTGGAATGATTGGACAACAATTAAACCTTCAGATAAACCACTTAGAATACCAGCTTTTGGTACATCAAATGAAAATATTGAAATATTATATATAAAACCCTATAAATCAGGCTTTTACTACTATTCACCTGTTTCTTATCAGGGATGTCTACAATATTGTGAGCTGGAAGAAGAAATCTCAAACTATCATCTAAATAATATTATGCAAGGTTTGGCACCTGGAATGTTTATATCATTTAATAATGGGGTTCCTAATCAACAAGAGCGTGAAATAATTGAAGCAAGAATAGCACAAAAATTTAGTGGTTCAAGTAATGCAGGAAAATTTATTTTGGCATTTAATGACAACAAAGAACAAGAATCAACAATAACACCAATTCAATTAAGTGATGCACATCAACAATATGAATTTTTAAGTACTGAAAGCCAATCTAAAATTCAAGTTGGTCACAGGGTTGTAAGTCCATTTTTATTAGGGATTAGAACAAACTCAGGATTTTCATCAAATTCAGATGAAATAAAAACTGCATCTCTATTGATGGACAACACTGTTATAAGACCATTTCAAGAACACTTAATAGATTCTTTTGATAAGATACTTGCTTACAACGATGTGAGCTTAAACCTATACTTTACGACCTTACAGCCATTAGAATTTACAGATGTTGATCGTGATTTGCAAAGTGAAGAAGATATTGAAGAAGAAACTGGATATTCATTTAATAAAATAGATTTAAAAAAATATCCCTGGGATCAATGCGTAAAAGAACAAACCGCAAGATACGGAGCTGAAGCAGCACCAAAAATTTGTGGATGGATTAAAAAGAATATGTCTGAAATTAATTTAAAAGAAATTGATGGACAACCAGCATTTGAAACAAAAGAAATGGCTGAAAGTATGGCTGAAGCAATGGGATGTTCTGGATCTCATGAGCATGAAGAAGAAGATGGAAAAATTTGGTTTATGCCATGTGAAAATCATGATCAAGCTATAAGTTTAGAAAAACCATGTGAAGCTGGATATAAACAATATGGAATGAAAATGAAGAATGGTAAAAAAGTTCCTAATTGTGTTCCATTATCTGAAGATTTAGAACTTGAAAAATTAACTGAAACCATTAAAGAATATGGTGAAAATGAAGAAGATCTTTT